TACTTTTAGGTTCGGTTTCTTTAGGATTATCCAAATCTTGTAATCTCGAAAGGTCTACTGCCATCTCTTTCCAATGTCTACTAATGTTACCACTCTTTGTGGTTTTATTGTGTCCTTTTTTAGCGTAACTAATCTCAACATTAACGTTTGCAATTTTAGCAGCAGTTGCAATATCATCAATTAATTCTTGAGGTATAGAATCATTTAGTGCCCTATCACTTACAGTGATGTTAGAATATGATTCATCACCTATTCTCATCATATCTTCTTTAACCACCTGTTCACCACCTTTAGATTGGTTAATCTTTTCTTTCAACTTTCTTACAAACTCCGCTTGAATCATCTTAGCGAACTTAACATATGGTGCATCACCACTGTCTTTACGGTATTTGTATTTACCCTGAGGTGGTCTCTTACTTCTACCGAAATAATTCAAAGCAGAGATGTTGGTAATACATTTGTGACCACCTGAGTTTGCTTGAATCATCTCCCAAGCAGAAACACCCAACCTATCCAAAATTGACATCTCATCATCTGTTAGTTTAGAGAATGGTTTGTCCATAATTTGTTTTAGGTTTTCCATATAATCTTCACCACCTTCCATTGAACGTATCTTCTTTCCGTAGAACGCTTCCAAATCGGCGTTGGTGAATCCTACTGAACCATCTTTCGCAGATGTTTCTGAAACCCACTTAATAGTTGATAAAGGAATAATCTTTTCCTCCAACTGACTTCTCCACTTTTCTAAAACCTCTTGAGCAATCTCACCTAAGTTTACACCCTTCAACTCACGGTCCGACTTAAATGGGTTACATGACGCCTGAACCAATCCCATCGGCCAAGCAATAACTAAAAAGTCCGCATCAGGATTATTTTTAAATGGTGTGTATCTGTCGTATGAACCTGGTCTAAACATTGAACCACCACCATATTGGATGATGATACCATCTTCAAATCTTACATTTGGACTATCACTTTGTGCTTTTACATAGTCCTGTTGGTTTGCCCTCATCATCTGAGGTGATGCGTAACCTTCACGTTTTGCAATTCTTAATATGTTTTGGAATATGTTTAATAATGATGGTTTAGATGTCATCACCAACTCTTCCATAAAACCTGGTTTGTTCTTATATGCCAACATCAATTTGTTGGTTGCCAATCCCAACGCCATTTTGTTTTTCTGAAGAGTCTTATCTTTCTCCAATTTGAAAACAAAGTTCATAATGTCATCAGGTGTTAATCCGAATCTTGAAAAATCGGCAGAATCTACAGTGGAAATAAGTGTAATGTCTTCCGTTGGGAATATTTCCTTTGGTGACATAATCTGTGAGATGGTTGCAACGTTAGAACGTGAAGGTCTAAATGAAGTTGCAGTATCACCCTCAACACCACTTTGACTATCGTGGTGGTCAGTATGAATTACGAACATCGGCTTACCGTGAGCAAAGTCTACTAAGACTGGCATCGTATCACCTGTGGCATCTTGCTTTTTAATAGCAAACTCTTTATCCCCATATTGGATAATCTCGGAATCAACCACTTTGATTCCATTGTCCTCTAAATAATTCTTCATTGCCAAAGCTGTTGTTACCCCATCCAAATCTTGGTGGAAGTAAATCTTCGCTTTAGGATATCTCTTGGCTAATTCCTTAATGTTTCTTAACCCTGATTCTTTAATTAATTTTTTCATATTAGTCCCACGAAGCGGAAACTCTAATTCCACCCTTACCTTTAGTATCAACACTATAGTGCATCTTATCATCAGTAACAGAATGGAAACCTAACTCCCCACCACTACTTAAATCAATAAAATCTTTAGACTTAAATTGTTTACCTTGTAAATTATCTGAAATACCAGCAACTTTTGCCCCATCAAATGCTCTCATAATAACCCACTTATGTTCTGGGTCCATAAGATATTCATTCTCTTTAGTAAAATCTTTGGGTACTAAATTTTCTCTTTTTGCAATATCAACAAGAGAACCTTTCATGGACTTACTACTATTTTGTTCTGTTAAATATTGATTTTTGGTCGCACTAACGTGCATTCCTAAAATTCTTTGTTTTTCACTTTCGTCAATTCTATATGGCTTCATAATAAAAAGGTTTATCCATAAATATACTGATAAAGAAAAAACCCCTTCTTATGAAGAGGTTTCGTCAACTACAATCTCAAGTTGTTGTTGGTTTAACTTATATTCTTTAATCCTTTCTTTGGCAACCTTAACGTAATTAGATGAAATGTCACATCCAATCCACGGTCTTCCCAACATCTCAGCAGCTAAACAGGTAGTTCCCGAACCGTTGAATGGGTCAAATACCAGGTCCTCTTTGTAGGATAAGATTTTGATGGCTCTGTATGGAATATCCAATGAGAATGTTGCTTTGGTCTTTTGTTGTGTATCGGCAAAATAATTCCATTGACCGAATACCAATGACATAAAGTCTTTTTTATCCTTCTCATCATAGACCAACTTCTTTCTGAACTCACCCTCAATCTTTTCGTTGGGAACCATTTCATACTCACCTTTCCATTGAGGTGTTCCCTTAACCTGCTTCTTAGAAACGTTCTTATACGCTAAGATAACACACTCCTTTGGATTGTAGATGTATGGTGCCGATGGACTCATCCAACTTCCCCACGCAGTTGTCTTACTTCTATGTGGTGAACTCTCCTCCAAATCTACGATTCCAAAGAACCCAAAACCCAGTTGCTTCATCACCTGCCAAATCTCTGATGAGAAATATATTCTCCCACCTTTCTTCTGACGGTTAATCTCATAAGGAATGTTTACCGCAATACGACCATCGTCCCTCAACACTCTATAAGCTGCCCCGAGCCACTCACGAGTAAATCTCATATACTCGTCAAAGTATTTATCATCGTCCCAATTGTCATAATCGATACCCACACCATAAGGAGGTGAGGTAACAATCAAGTCAACCGACTTCTCCGGCATTTCATTCATAAACTTCACCGTATCTGAACAGTGAATGTCTCCAATAATATCTTTCATTTCTTTCATTCTCCTTTATTAAAAAACCCATATAAAAATACCATAAGTGATAAGGGCCACAATAATATGATGTATAATCTTTCTCCTCCTGTAAACCTGTCGTTCGATACCTTATCAACCAACGTCTCCAATATCAAACCAACTATTGCCCCGATAAGAAGATATTTTAATAAAAAAGCTATCATTCGTCCAACGTTTTAATGCGACGGTCCAAATACCATAACGCCTTTTTCAAATCCTGAACTGGTGGGTTATCATCTTTCTTCCCACTCCTAACAATATACTTAAGAACATTGAATAGGTACGCATCCTTATCCAATCCTGTAGCTTCCGCAATCTTTACAACCTCATAAGGGTTTTCCTGACCACCATAATGGTCAGGGTGATTAACCATCTCTTTACGCATATTACTCTTGTGATTTTAAAACATAGTAGCCCGAAGAGTATCTACTTTCAACTATCTTACCTTCCTCAATCATCTTATTTAACACCTCACGAGTTTCCTTAATAGGTAGTTTAAGAATGTATTGTGAAATGTAGTTGATGTGAATGGGTAAACGTAATTTACCTTCCAACAGACGAGTAGTTTCCTTACTTTGATTCATACTTTTTTCTTTTATTTTCTTTTCTAAGTTTTCTCTTTTTCTTGTCCGACAAGTTACCACTAATTTCTTCAACCTCCAAATCTGAAGTTTGATTTTTTACAGTCTTAGTCTTACGAGTCTTCTTCCACTCTTCTTTTCCACAGTATTCCCATCCACCCATGCGAACCATGTTCTCTGCTTGAGTGTCTTCAACTCTACTGATTTCGTTTCCTTTTTTAATCGTCTTCATAATCTTCAATTTTCCAGTTTTCATAAGGAATCATCTCCTTCGGGTGATTCTTTAAGAATGATTTATGTAAATAAGTATGGGGATTATTTTCCACTTTATCAAGATATGCACCCCAAAAAGATAAAGTAGAATTAGATAAAATATGTTTGTTACAACGAGACATCAACTCCATACAAACATACGCATCTTCGTCAATATAAATGAACCTCCACACAGGCATATCAAAAGACTCAATCATCTTTCTTGCACGTCCTAAGTTGTCTGAGAATACCAACACGCGAGTATCTTCCTCAATTAAGTCTTCCAACTTTTTTTGTACCCAACTAGGTGGAACCGTATCAGGTTGCATAAAGTCATGGTCACTACCCATTCGTAAATGTAATGAGATGGTATCACTATCAAAGTATGGTTTGAAATGGAAATCCAACCATTTGGAATATTCCTCATTTAAACTGAACATATCTAAAAGATATTCTCTATTGTGGTGCCAGTATTGATAGTTGAAGAAATATCCTTGCATTAAGAACGGAGTATTCATCACCTCATCTAAATCATAGAACACACCACCTTTACCAGTGTCCCAATCATATGCCGTGTCCTGATAGAACCACCAATCAAAAGCATTCGGTCTACTATTAAACCACGGCAACTTTGGAAAGATGTCGTCCATAGATATTGCCTTCTCCTTCATTGGATGTCCACCCCACGGTTCAAAGTGGTGGTTACGAGCATATCTATTTAGTCTTTTAGACCAACGTGAACTCTCCGTCTGATGACTGGTCCAATACCCCAACAGTGGGTCCAAACCTTTATCTTTACAATATGAAAGGACTGTTGCCATTTGGAACATAATGTTACCCAGTCCACCTGCTAAGATGACCGAAACAGTTTTATCCGTTAGGTTAACTTCTTGTTTCTCCTTTAATACTCCAACATATTGATATTCCGCCATAATCTATTTTCTTTTAAATAAAATATCACCCCACTCTTCACCTGAGTCTGCTCGAGTGACTTCCTCAAATCCAAATTGCTTAACGTATAATATTAAATCCTCCACCATTGGACATCCAATGTAGTTTTCATGAGTATGGTATTCACATACAATATACTCAAACTTACTAATCATACCCTT